CTCCAGTTGGTAGTGAGATAGTTCCTGATATATCATTTATATCCCAAGTCCCGCTTTGAGTAACTGCCCCAATAACATTTGAGCCTGTAGGAATAGATTCTCCTAAGAATACTCCAAGCTCACGGTCTGCGTTTATCTTGAAAGCTCCGAAGTCTCCTGAATCAACTGTATCGGTAGTAAAGAATCCACCAACCATTAATCCTTTGTCTGAACCTACAGCGAAAGCACTATCGTCTACATAATCTCCTTCTATATTTGCGATAACAGAACCACTTGATATATTTACATCTAAAGCCGTACCTGTACTTGTTACTCCCGCTAGTGCGTCAGTATTGGTTTCAATATCGGTGAGTGTTGATTCTGTGGCTGCTCCAGTAGGGAGTGAAATTGTACCACTAACGTCAGTTACATTCCACGTTCCAGATTGAGTTACTGGAATGGACGAATTAAGAACATCTACTTGGACGTTTCCAGAGGTATCCGTTTTAATTGCTCTATTTGTTGTACCATCATAACCGTAAACTTGAACTGAATCATTGGCTTCGTCTAAATTTACTTCTAAAGTTACTCCACTTGCTATATTTACATCTAAAGCAGTTCCTGTGCTGGTTACACCTGATAATGCATCTGTGTTAGTCTCAATATCTGTAAGTTTAGTTAACATTGATGCTGCAGTTGTTTGTGTTGCTAATCCAACAGCATCAGCAGAAATATTAATATCTAATTGAGAGGATGCGTTAATTGCAGCTGCTAATTCTGTAAGTCCAGCGTTATCTACTGTTAGACTTCCTCCGTTATCATCTACTGATAATACTCCAGTTGAATTATTGGCTATTGTTACTCGTTGAGCTGTAGCTTCAGTTCCACCACCTACTACAGATAAAGTTGAATTGTCCACTGTTAGACTTCCACCATTATCATCAACACTTACTGTATTAGTTATATTGGCAATATCACCAATTGAGTTTGTTCCTGTTGGTAAAGATTCACCCAAGAATACGCCAAGTTCTCTATCAGCATTTATTTTAAAGACACCAAAATCTCCGCTATCTACTTGGTCAGATGTGAATACACCACCAATAGCCATACCGTCATCCACGCCTACACTAAAAGTACTATCGTCTGTGTACTCTCCAGAAATCGTAAGAGTAGCTCCACCAGCAATATTAACATCTAAAGATTGGTCACTTCCAATCAGTGTTGAAGTTAAATCTGTTCCTGCACCGTCTTTTAATTTAACGCTTGAATCCCATAGAGTGTGTCCTCCACTTCCAGGTAAAGCCACTCCAAAAATTGCTTGAGTATCTGTTCCTCCGCCTGTGTCTAAATCATCAGTATCTATTTCAGTAACGCCTACTGTCCATGTTCCACTCTGAGTAGTTGCGAGAGTTCCATCGACGGTTATTGAATTACCACCGTCATCTATACTCACATCATTAGTTATGGTAGTTACTGTAGCTACGGTAGCTATATCACCAATTGAATTAGTACCTGTTGGTAGTGATGCTACTACATCTACTTGAACATTACCACTTGAGTCTGTTTTTATTTTCTGATTAGAACTTTCTACTTCTACATTAATTCCTTTGATAACATTTACATCTAATCCAGTATCTGCTCCGACTGTAGTTTTAGTTACTGTTGCTAAAGCATCTGTATTAGTTTCAATGTCTGTTACTTTGGTTGCTATTGTGGTTGTGTCTGTATCAATACTAGAAAGTGTAGCCTCTGTGGCTGCACCAGTAGGTAGTGAAATAGTTCCACTTATATCATTAAGGTCCCACGTTCCAGATTGTGTAACTCCACCAATCACATTGGAACCAGCAGGTAAAGCTTCTCCTAAAAATACTGCGAGTTCTCGGTCAGCATTTATTTTAAATGCTCCAACATCGCCAACGTCTACTTGGTCGGTAGTATAAAAACCACCAATTACTGTAAGTTTATCTGATGCGGCAGTAAAGGCTGAGTCATCGGTTATAACAGAATCATTGCTTCCTCCTCCAGAAGTTATATCTACCTGTAGTCTTCCGCTTGAATTTGTTGATAAGAATTGAAGGTCAGTTCCATCTGTCCCCATTGCGACAGTTCCTTTTTGTCCACCAGCTACAGTTGTTCCGTCAGTATATTGGTCTCCTGATGAAGAACCGGCGACGATATTTACATCTAGGCAGTCCGATGTACCCACCGTGGTTGCTGTTACTTTCTGTAAGGCAGACTGACCAGACTTAATATTCGTATTGTAGGCCCCTATTATTTGTGCCATTTTCTATCCACACTCTCCCCAATTCATACGTTTCGTTTTAGGTTTCTACAATTAACGTTCCCATAAATACATCGCCATAAAGATGTTTAGTCTCTAGCAAGTATATGGTCTTCGTATTAGTTATTGTTTCCAGCTTTGTTTCCATTGCTGCTAATACTCCAGCTAAATTGTTTGGTCCGAAACTGAAATCGTCTACTGTGTAATTTGCCATTTTTCTTTTTTCTCCTTATTTATTCCTTTCTTAAAAAAGAAAGAGGAGGGTCGAAACCCCCCTATTTATTACTACTCCGTTTACGAACGACTTTTGGTTTTAGGTTGCTTCTTAGAGAAGCTTCCCAATCCAACCCTAATAATGGGTCTTTAAACCCACCATCTTTCAAGGTCTGAACTAAATAATCAATGTCTACCATTGGTCAATTAAGTTCGTGCCGCCCACACACTAGCTGATGTATTTTCAAAGTATAGGTCGTTGTCGGAATCGTAAGCTACGTCCCCAGGGACTGCGCTCGCTATTCCGTTTGGATCTCCGTTGGTATTCATTATATCTCTACGTCCGAATCCCTTCGAAAGCCCATTCACGCTACCTTTAAAGTATATAGCCATCTAGTGCTCCTACAGGGTGGTTATCTCACTTGTCGCTTCTGCGAATAGATAACCTGCTGCTACTCTCATTGTTGCTACAACGTGTCTCATGTCTCTTGAGTGGTCGTTATAGTTTTCTAGAGTAACTCCTCGCTTTTCTGCAATTGTGAAAGATTTGCTTGCATCAATTACATAAGCCAGTTTTGCTGAAACGTTTGTAGACATTATTACTCTCATTCCGAAGATTGTACCAATTAATCGGGTATTAACCGCACTTGGTCCACCTGTTTTATCAGCTTCGTTGAAAGTGTCAATGTTTCTCAAATCGTTAGCAACTTCTGCACCCACAAGCATGTGTGTAGCCGTATAATTGTTTGCTTCAAGATTCTGCATAGCCTGCGTTATATCAGATATTGGCAATGTTGCGTTACTATTTGCTACATCGTTACCTGCTGCGGTGGATGCTGAATCTAATTGCGTTACAATTAGACTATCTTCCTTGTCTGCGAGTTCGAAACCTGCTGTTTCAGCGTTCAGTTGTATTACTGCGAACTGTGAATCCTCAATCATCTCACGAGTGATTCCAACATTTACTCCATACTTAAGTGGTGTAATTGTTCTTTGTGTATAACTCTCGTGGTCCCATGGGATTTCAGCTCCTTCAGCAACTTCATGTACTGTCATAGTCTCTGGGTCTTGTAAACTTATTTTTATTGACGAACCAGGGATTTGTGACGGCGGTATGAGGACTGCTGCAAGTGGTCTCAATACTAAGCCTCTTCGTACGGCATCCATAATTGTTTTGTATACCATAGCCGGAGCTAGTATGTTACTTCCTGTACTGGTAGATCCAGTACTTAACGGGTTTGTTGGCATTTTCTCATTCCTCCTATATTGTTAGTTTTACCAGTACATATTTACCGGATGTAGATGCACCTGTTAGAGCTCTACCAATACTTTTCAAAGCATTTGTTGAGTCTTCAAGTTTTTGAGCAGTTGTTTCTGAAGCGATAAATGCTCCAGCTGTAATTGCTGCACCTGCCTCGAGGATAAACATTCCTGAGGTCGCTACAGATAAAGTTTCTGTAGTTGCTGCGTCTGTAAGGGCTATTCCCACATTGATTAAGTCATCACTTGCGGTTGATGTTGCTACTAATACTGTACTAGCATCATAACCTGCAGAGGTTATAGCGGTCATTACATCATCTGCTGATGCTGAAGCTAATAGATCACCAGCAGTTACGCTGCCTGATGCTACTGCGTGGAACGTTACTCCTGGCATATTAATTAATTGACTACTTGCCATTTTATTCTACGTTCCTCCAGCTTAGCGGATGTTCCTTCGACCAATAATCGTAATTCCATTCTGCTGTATAGTTTCCAAAATCATCTTGTGATACTTCGGAACCCATCCAGAGTGGAAGATTATTAGTTTCGGAAGAAATAACCGATTTTGACTTCACCACTTCTTTTGTCAGTGTACCTAGAGCTCTCTTCAATTCTTTCATCTCTCGATTAAGTTTGACGAGCTTTTCGGATTCAGCGTCTGCTTCACCTTCACCTTTATCATCATCACCTTCTTCAGATTCCTCTGCTTCTGGTTCAGCTTCTGGTTCAGCTTCTGCTTCTGCTTCTGCTTCGACTTGTAATTTAAGTCTTTCAATTTCTTGTTTTAATTCTTCTACTTCTTTCATTTTATATTCCTGCTTTCTTTAGCATTCCTTTTCCCACTGTAATTCCGAACTTCTTTGCTTTCGCAATGACTTTCCTCAATACAGCTTTTCTTTTCGCAGGTGGAACTCCACCCCATTTTCCTTGTGATATGAAAGCAAGGGCACTTCGAACATGACTTGCGTCTTGTATTGGAAAATTTCTTGTTGGCGGATAAGCAAATGCCGAAGACGGCAATGCTTTTCTTGCTTTAGTTGTTAACTTCTTTTCTAGAAGTAATTTATGTTTTATCAACAAAAGTTTCCTATGCTCACGAAGTTTAGTCTCTTCTTCTAAGTTATCTAATACTTCATTTTGCTCTTTGACAAACTCAGCAATTGCTGTGTCTATTGTTGCACCGGCAACACCAGGCACTGCGACAAGGCTGAGTTCAAGGAATTTGATACCAGTAGGAACGAATATTCTCTTTTCGTCTACGGTTTCTGATTTAACGCCTGTGAAATGTGAGCCGACAGATACATGTTTGATTAATCCTTGTTTAATCTTTTCTGAAACTCCGCTATCCATTATCTGCGCTTTGAATCTTACTGCTTTTGAATCTTCATTAAACATTGCTTCAGTTACTCGTCCAACTATACTATCAACTGAATTATGGTGGTCCTTCAAAAGAGGTACTCCTTCTAATGACTGAGCAGCCTCTCTTAAAACATTAGCTGGGTATCTCACTCGATTTAAAGATGTAGTCTCTTTAATTGCCGTACCAGAAATGATGTAATCATTATCTGCGCCTTCTTCTGCTACGAACTCTACATTATATGTTAATATTTTCTCGTTTAATATTTTCTCGTTTTTCATTATTTCTCCTTTGCGTTTCCAATCAGTAATTCCTTAATGATTTACGATTTGTGACTTTATTATCATCACCCGGTTCAGATCTCTTCAAAGCATTAGTAAGTGTGAAATCGATATTAGTGGTGTCTTCTTTATTACTAAACATATTCCATGCCCATTGTTTTCCTGAGTTCGGTCCTGTACCTAACCCATAAGTTTTTCTATAAAATGGTTGTCCATTTCTGAAAATAAGGTCCGCATCGTCTCCTTCATGTACAGGCATTACTTGATTAAAATTGTAGGGATTTCTTACTAGTTTAAATGGAACATTTAATATTGTTAATAACTCATGTAGTTTTACCATTAGTCTTTTCCTACTCCCTCAATATCCCCTTTAGCATTCACATAATAAAAACCTTCTGATAAAGGACGCTTCGGTGGATTAACATCTTTCTTTGAATCATCTAAACCTTTCAAAGCCTTATCTCCGCCTCCGTTGATTGGTTTAATTTCGTCTGGAATGTATTTTTTAGGAATATCTAACTGATGAGCTACATATTGTGGAGTAACAACACCTGCTGCTTTTAATCGTAATAATCTATTAACTTTGACATCTTCATCTTCTTTCTCAAATTCTCCGAATTCAATTAAAACTTTTGAAGTAACTATTTCTTGAATGATTAATCTTTCCGATTGTCTTGACAACTCTCGTTGAATTGATTTAACACGTCTATCAAAAATTCCGATTTGAACTTTAGCTGTAGCTTCCGTAATACTTTGTCCACGTCCAAGCGCAACTTCAGGAACTTGGATTCCAGCAATGACTTGATTTTCAATATGACTCAGAAATCCCTCAACACCGATATTTGTACCAAGAGGTCTTATTACATGTGCTTCGACTGCGTGGCTTGTGATTAAATCCATTTCTGGATTTTGGTTATCTAATTGATTATTAAAGTCTGTAATTTGCTCTGCTGTTGCGGGTTCCATTTCAGAACCTAATTTATACTGAATTTGTGGAGCAGCATATCTATGAGAGATTAATCTTAAATCATTCTCCATTTGAGCTTTTACATTTATTACTGAACGAATTGCTTCAATGACTGAAGTTCCGTATATACTATCTCCAATTACATTCCATTTGAAGTGAGCAATTTCTTCCGGAGTAAATTCAATCTTCTGATTAAAACCGATAGCTTGTTCATATCCTTGAATATCACCCGTCTTACTTACTTTAACTTTGATAGTCTTTGGATGTAATAATTTTAATTCTACTAACTTATCGTCAAGACGTACTAATTCTAAATACGCATTCCCATAAACTAAAACATGTCGAGTTACTCTATGCATCAATAGTGAGAACTCTTGATTGTCTAAAAATTCTGAAACTACCTCTTTAGCGTGTTCATCCTCTGAGATGAGCATATAGCCCGTTCCGACTGCAAGGTCTGCTGTATAATTGATACCTGCCTGAACCAAGGGCATTGTTTTATAAATTTCCTCATAAGCACTGAGATTGTCTTTATAATCATTGCCGAAGCTAATTGCAGACGCATACCCTTTGGTATTTCCGATTACGCCTTTTCCAGCTTCCTTAAAATAATCAAGGAAAGGTAATTTTATTGCCATGAACATGAAGAGGATAATTACTATAATTCAACCTTCTATTTAAAACTTTTGCTTTAAAAAGAATTTTGGTTGACGCGCTTGCCTAAAAAACATTGGTGTTCTTCTTCTTTTTACACAGAATGCAGCAAGTGCTAAACTATCTACATAATCATCATGAATTCCTGGAGGAGCGTGTAATAACATCTTTCCTGTTTTAGATACTTCCTGAGTGAAAGATAATAACTGTCCTTTCAACTTATCGTTATTAGGTAATATAATTCCTCTTGTTTCCATTAATAATTTAAGATTAGAAAATAAATCTACTTTCTTTTGAACTGTGAAATTGAAACCTTCTATTCTAAGCCCCGATGCTTTTAACTGGTCTATCTGTGCTAAACCAGCTCCAGTATCTGCTAAGCACTTTCTAATGTTGAAACGCTCCGCGTAGGTTAAAACGTGTCCTATAACTTGGTCATACGAAACTTGTCGGAATTCTTTCAGAAAGACTACTTTATGTGGAGCAGCATCATTTTTTTTCACTATAGTAATTACAGTAGACGACTTTTGCTTTCCCCAGTCAATCCCCATATAATATTCTCCATCAGGAGAACCATGTGATGGTAATTCGTAATTTTCAACCGAGCTCTTTACTAAAGTAGTTGGAAAGAATAATACTCCCTCATCTACAAACTCAGCCATGTATTCTACTTTAAAACGAGTTGGTCCCATTGCTATTCGTTGCGACTCCAAATCACGAAGGTCAACACCTGGAGCAAGAGGTTTCCCTTCAAACAACGCAGGAAAGTGAAAAACTTTCGAACGTTCCTCGTCTTGTGTCCATGCTAAGTATTGTTCATAATAAAATCCCGATTGACCATAAGGAGTACTTGTTAAAACAATACGCCCATTGGTTCTGATAATCATAGGCATCACTACTTCAAAATATAATTCATCACTTGAGACGTGAGCAGCTTCATCAATAAAAACAATATCTGCTGTATATCCTCTAATCGTAGATTCACTTGGTGGTAACGATATAATCATGCTTCCATTATCCAAGTGGACTTCGGTGCGGCTTGCCCGCACGACCGACTTTGTAAGTATTTCTGACCCTTCAATATCTATTCGAACTTTATGAAGTAATAAACCTGCTTGTCTTTGTGAAGCAGATATAAAAAGTATTTTAGAACGTGGCTTTGTGAAAGCTGTCCATAAAGCGTACTTAACAACCATTTCTGATTTGCCTACTTGCCGACCAGCATTAACCATTACGAATCTCTTATCGCAATCAAAAAATTCTTTCTGATACCACGTTGGTTCAAAGGCTTCTTTTGGATTTAAAGGATTTTGAAAAAATGTTCTGCAGAACGTTGAAGGGTCCGTTAGTGTATCCTTAAGACTTTTTAGCGTTTTTTCGGGTAGTTGCTTTAACTTGTTTTCGCTCGCGATTTGAAATCCCATCTTTCTTAGCTTTTCTTTTTGCTGGTGTCGCCATTTCTACTTGTGCTATTCCAGCGAACAATTCAGTGATGCTTCCTGTACTATCCATAGTGGAGACCCTTCTTATTAAACGTTGTTGTCGTGACAAACCAAGTTCTCGACCTAACTGTGAATAAGAATCTAAAAACTTTTTCTGAATTGATGCTAACCTATTTATGAAAGCCACATCTTTAGATTCAGCACGCATGAACCTTTTAGACTTAGTGAACAAAGCTACCATAAGCCACAAGTCCATCATGTCCTTCTGTGAATTAATCTCGAATTCATTTTTGATATTATTAAATAATCTTTCTGCTAGAGCAGCTTCATCAGCATTAAGCGTATCTCTAAATACACCATTCTCTATATCAGCTATCTGGACTCTCGCGTTTTCATCCGTAACTAAAAATTCTCGGAGAAGTAATGCTTTCCTCCGTGTTTCTTCGTTATCAGGTAATTCAGCGAGTATTTTTCCTAAATCTCCTAATCCGCCATTTTCCGCTTTCATCTTCGTATGATTCAAATTCCTCCTGCATAGTTGTTACTTCTTCTTGTCGCTCAGGAGTTAATGAATTAAAATATTCATTGTAATTCTCCCATGCCTTCTTCACCCACTCTGGATCACTTAGCCGTTTCTTTTCTTCGTTGTCCATCTATACCTACTCCACTCAGCCTCCAGAGGTTCATTCTGTGCTTGATGATAACAATTTTTACATACGAAACTATCTGCGTAGTTTCCGCAATTGTTTCTACATCGTACTATTTTTTCCATCATGAATGTCATGGGTGAGAGGTGAAGGGTAAAACGCAAATAAAACCCGGTCACTCACCCTTGACTATTAAGCTCCTCTGTTTTTAACAATATTTTGAATTGAAGGCTATTCGCATATTTAACGAGTGCCTTTTCTTCTGGTTTCGAAACGTTGTTAGATTGAGCATTACGCCAAGCATGGATTGCCTCTAAGTGTGCTTTCGTAAGTTTACTTATTTCTTCTTTAAGTTTTCTCTCTTGACGGAAAGCGACTATCTCTTTCTTAGTTAGTTCCATTCAACACTTTGTCTATATCTTCTTTGACTGCAGTATGTCTATCGAGTTCGCCAGTTAAAGATTCCATCTGTGTTCTCATTTGTTCTAACGAATCTACAGATTGAACTGCTTGTGCGTTTTTACGAAATTCAGCTATATTAGGCTCACTTACATTAAGTTCTTTAATAACTTCCTCTCTACTATTAATCTCTGATTTCAGTTGCGACATTTTAATATTTATTTGTTCTATGCCGTTGTTCACTGCTTTCATTTCCTTTTCTGCTTCTACCATATCCATGTTAGATATTTTAGTCGTCGTTACTATAATCCTATCGCCCTCACGGACCGTTTCAGATTTCGTTTCTACAATTCTTGCTTCCATTGTAAATATTAAGAACAGATGTTAGTATATAAACTTTCAGTTGTCACTACACAGTGGCAAGACAATTTATTTAAATGAAGTTAGACAGTCTAATATGTGGGGTGGGAGAATTTTAAGTAGCCTTTCGTGGACACGTTTCTCATCACACCACCTCACTTCATAATCATGGGATGGTCAGAAAAGTATGAGTACAAATTTAAAGATAGAAAGGATTACTTCCGAAAACGCTATGAGCTACTTAATCCTTCTGCGAAGAAAAGGAGTGATAAGAAATGGCAGACTTATTTAAAGGTCTGGGCTGGACTCTCGTCAGAAACTAAAAAAACGTTAAAGGGATTTGAAGAAGGTTTTAAGTCTGGAAAAGATATATGGAAAAAATAAGAAAGTGTAGACGCTGCAGTTCTATATACAGGACAGATATGCGCGCGAGTCGTGTTTGTTTGAGATGTACTAAAACTGGTTGGTCGAGAGTACCAAACAAAAAAAGTGAGAAGATGAATATCTTTTTAAGAAAGATAGGAGAACTGCGGGAGTTAGATAAAGAATGTCAGGAGTTAGATAAGGAATGAGTTGGCAGAAAAGAAAGGGTAGTCGTTTTGAAAGATTAATTGTAAAGATAGCTCAACTCCGTGGATTCGCTTCTAAACGAGCATGGGCTTCAGATGGGCGTTCTTTAGGAATGCACTCCGAAGTAGATGTTGTAGTTGATGATTTTAAGATACAAGCCAAATGTAGAAAATCTCTTGCGAAATATTTGAAACCAAGTGAGCATGTAGATTGGCAAGTCATTAAGGAAGATAGAGGGAAGGTTTATGTTATCCTTGAATTTGATAAACTGTTAGAGACACTAGCTGACTGGTGTCATGGTGATAAGAAGTTAGAACTTGAAAAAGCAAAGAAGGAATTAGATGTACAAAAAGATTCTGAGATTATATAGTGTATGTAAGTGGTGTGGAGATAAGTGGCTAACTCCATTTAAAAAGAAGTATTGCCGTTCATGCAGAGAGCAAGACTGGGAAAAGCATATTGACCCTCCAAGACGTAGACGCAAATACTGAAAATTCTCTGGCGGTTTTAAAAGGGTCTCTTTATATTTAATGAAT